GTGCCGGTTTAGGTCTTTGGCGAAACTTAGCGGCTCAAATCATGCGTCGTTCAAAACAAACAGAAACAACTCAAAGCACTGGAAGTAATTCCCTTGTTAAGAAGTGTTTTGGTTTCTTTGTTGCTTTAGAAGCACCAAGAGATATGATGTCGTGGAACCGTAACCGAGCAAAGGAAGAATACAACCGTGATGCTGATAATGGACTTAATGAAGGACATGTAGCAGTTGCGACTGAAAATGCTTTGGGTAAGTGGATGATTAGCCGTTACCATGATGGTGAATATCAAGAGCGAATGGTTAATGATTTACCGGCAGGTGCGGAAGAAGCACATGATGGTGTAATGATTATTCCTTTGGATAATACTAAGACATACATGAATGGTGGAGAAAACCGAAACTATGGTAAACCTTTGCCGGTAGAACAATTCCGACGAAGTGGTGTATTCTATGGTAGTGTTGATGGTGCTGATATGAAGCCTTATCAATTCTCTTATAAGAATCAAGGTGGAATTGAGTTTACTCCCGACTGTTATGACTTTGTTCACTTTGTAGGTATTCCCTCCGAAGATGGCGGAAGTCTATATGGTATGACAATGACAACAAAGAACAGTTTGATTCGTAATGATGACTTAGACCCAGAAAACTCCGACTATCGAGATATGGGTGAAGTTGATTTTGTTAATCAATTGAATCTAAACTTTGAAAGTCATATGGTTGAATTGGTTGAGATTGACCGAGCGCACATTACTCGTCAAACTTTACCTGCTAAAGACCGATTCGTTATTACTAGCGGAACAGTTTGTAATATGAACATGATGCCTACTTCAAACGGTAATCGTATTCTAAACATTACTGACTTGAATGCTGAATTTGATTATGACAATGAATCTAATATGACTACTTGTTGGATTCCGGAACATCTCGGTATTGATTTCGGTATTGGTTCTACTATTGTTGTAGTAGGTCGAACATCTCAACGGTTGATTGATGGAGTTGCTGACCCAGTAACTATCAATGTTGCTTCAATCTTAGTAACAGAAAAGCGTGGTTCACCTGTTGAGGTTGATACGCCCGTTGAAGAATCATTTGATTGGTTCTGAAACTAAACTATTTATGTGCGTGTGTAATCTAATTCCAATGAATGTAGGTCAAATAGGTGCAAAGCCTATACCCAAAAGGAGATTTAAAAATGAATGATATTATAGAAAATAAATTTATTCTAAAGGGAGAAAGTTATATTGCTGATTTAGCAAAAGTAGACTTCTTAACTTGGAATGAAAACGATAAAATAAAAGGAACATACTTTATGAAATTTCATATCGGTGCGAAAGAGACACGGTTTGTTTGTTCAAGCAAACCGGAATTAATAGGAATAATCAAAGCATGGTGTATTGCTAATGGTAAAGATATAGATATAAATGAAAATGATGTAGGTGATTGGCTTGATAAAAACTAAGAAAGAAAAAACAAATTTTAAGGAACTAATGGCTCAGAAAAGAGCCGAGCGAAAAGCAAGAATGGTATTAGGTATTTGGGGAGAACCCAAAACCGGAAAGACCGGAATTGCATTGGATTTCCCAAATAAGAACATTTATGTTTTAGATTGGGATAGAGGTGTTGAATCAACTTGGTTTGAACATCACGACGCAACTGACAGAATTAATGTATATTGTCCTATTGTTATGCGACCGGACAACATTATGGATATTGATAAGAGTGAACAAAATTCACTTGACTTCATTAACTTTGCTAAAGAACAAATTGAAGCAGGGGAAGATGTAGTGTTTATCATTGATGGTGTAGATACTTGGTTGGATGCTTGTATGTTAAAGGTTAATCCTAACCCAAGAGTAGTTACTAAGATTATGCCGTTTATGTATGGTTCAAGGAATAAGACTTTCTACTTTCTACTAGAAGCAATTTATCAATTGAATTGTGATGTTATTTACATTACCCACGAAATTGAAAAGTATGTTGAAGGCACACCTGTTGGTGTTCAGCCTCAATGGAAAGATTGGGGAGGAAAACTTGAACAAGAGATTTACTGTTGTAAAAAGAAAGTTAAAGGTGAATTACACTTTCATGCTGAATTAATTGGTTCTAGGACTAATGGTAATTTAGTTGGAACTAAATGGACTGTCCGTGAAGGAACCCCCCCTAAGATTCAATGGAACGGCGTTCCCGAATTGCGGGAGGGAAACATTTGAAATTCGTAGTGAATACTAAACAAATGGAGAAAGCATTAACAGACATTCAAGGTAAAGGAAAGTATTTAGGTAATGGTGGTTTATCATCATCTAAAATGGGGTCATATTTCTATATGACTTTAACTGGTGATACTTTGGATGTTTGGAATGGTGATGCTACTTTTGGAATGAACATTACTATTGCTGTAACAGGTGTTAGGAATGGTTCTTTTATTGGTGATGCACAATTAGTAATTCCTTACTTGAAAAAGTTTGGTGAGGGTGTATTGTTTGAAAGCGATGATTACTTAAGATTAACTTCGGGTAGTCGTAAGGCTTCTTTGCCAATGGTAATTAATCATCCTAATATGGATGCAATAACACGCATCCGAGAAATGATTAAGCATATCTCATACCAAGAAAACATTGAGAAACTTTGGTCTTTTGGTTCTTCTAAGTTTGAAGGAGCCTTTATGTTAAACTCTACTGTATTCAAAGAGGCTATTGGTTTTTGTGAATTAGTTAAAAGTGGAGTGTATAAACTAAACTATGACAAAGGAGTTCTTACTTTTTCAAGCACAGCAACCGCCTCTAATAAGTATGAGCAATCTATTGAAGTAAGTTCTCATGTTGGAGAATCGGCAACCCTTGAGTATTCGGGGCCATTACATAATTTCTTTGAGCCATTACAGCCATTGAACTTTTATGTGAAAGACGAATTTCCCCTGCTTATTGTGGGGGCAGATAGAAAAATACTAAAAGCACCCTATAACGCAGGAGGAAATTAAGATGATAATTAGTAAATGTATTGACGAAAAACATATTTATACAGCATGGAGAGAAGATGGAGAACGAAAGTTTAAACTAGAAGCGTTTGAACCATATTTCTTTATTGAAGACAGTGAGTTTCAATTCACTGAATATAAGGTTAATACTTATATTGCTCGTAACTTTAAGTATGAAAAAGGAGATTGGCTTTCTCTTAAGGGATTACCTTTAAAGAAAGTTATTGTTGAAAAAGCAACAGACATTTACCCTGCTCGTAAGATGTGGAGTAAAACCTATGAGGCTGATGTTTCTTTTGGTTTTAGATATGCTATTGATGAATTAGATTCATTGCCTGAATATGACTTAAAGAAATGGTATTGGGATATGGAATGGCAACAAGGTGGAGAACACCATGATAAGATTACTGTTATTGTAATGTATGATAACTATGATAAACAATACTATCAGTGGGCTTGGTTTCCTAATTATGAAGGTGATGAAGAATTATATTTTCGTAATGAAAAAGATATGATTGAGTCATTTATTCAATGTATGGTTGAAAAAGACCCCGATATGTTAATAGCGTGGTTCGGTCATTTTGCCGATTTACCTAAATTGATTGAAAGGTGCTGTGTATTGGGTATCAACCCTATGCTCATGTCTCCAATTAACCGCATAGAAGGCGTTAAAAAGAAAGGAGATGGACTTGTTTTTACTAAAGGTGAAAGTGGGTTCTCTCCCATTCAACAGCCTATTGGGGGGCGCATAACCCTCTCTTTAGACCTTGCTTTTGAGCGTCAATGGAATGATTCACAAAGAGGAACACTACCTTCTATGTCATTAAATTATATCTCGGAAGTTATTCTTAATAAGAATAAACTAGTTAGTGAGAAGTTTCCCGACACAAATGAATTTTATAGAAGAGCATGGTTGGAAGATACTAAAACCTATCTTGATTATGCTTTGAAAGATGTAGAGTTGATTGTAGAGATAGATGAAATGAATTATTGTAGTGAGTCTATTATATCATTACAACGATTATTGTGTGCGCCATTTGAAGCATGTTTTTATGCTAGTCATATGGGTTCAATATACTTTATGCGTAATGCTGATTGGAAATGCAAGACAGGAAGTAAGGTAGATAAAAGAGAAGAATACGAAGGTGCTATGATTTATAATCCTTCAAGTGAACAAACACAAGGGTTGCATCTTAATGTAGCGGCTTTTGATTTTGCTGGTCTTTATCCATCTATGATGATTTCTAGGAATATTTCTTGGGAAACTAAAAGCGAAGAACCTACGGAGTTTGGTGTTAATATCGCAACTCCAAGAGACTTTAGTGAAGTAGAAAGAAAGCACATGCTTTATTACAAAACCGATAAATTAGGTTTGTTGCCGAGAGCCGTTCTTGAATTGAAAGATTTGCGAAACGAATATAAGGGGCTTATGCGTAGTGCAAGAGAAGCAGGGAATGATAAAGAACACATTAAGTGGCACAATAATCAAATGGCAGTAAAGCGTTTAATGGCTTCATTTTACGGCATTGTTGCCTTTCAAGGCTTTGGTTGGGCTGATGTTAATTTAGCCGCAAGTATAACAGCAAGTGCAAGAGAAGCAATTAGATTGGCGGCATTTAAAGCAAAGGAGATGGAAGTATGATAGAATATAGTTTAGGTTTAGTAATTGGTTATGCTGGCGCAAAGGCTATAACCCCTATTAGTTATAAGTTATTGACTAAAAACTATCATGTTCATCATTGGATATGGGCAACAGGACTATTATTATTAATCTTATATTTAGGAACTATTGCTGATGTTTTTATTGGTATAATTACTGGAATAGCATTACAAGGCCTATCATATAAGAACTGGTCTATTAAAAGAAAGGAGATGAAAGGATGAAACTATTAGAAAGATGGATATTTGAAGCAATGCAAGAACTTGCCGAGCCATTTACAATTAGTGAAATTAGAGACAGTATAGTTTCTAAAAAGGGAAAGAGTAACTTCATTGGAAGCGATACCCAGATAGCGGCGTATTGCAGAAGATACGGATATAAGGTTTCAAGAAGCACTTACAGGAGGAATAAGAATGACTAAAACTAATATGCATATGAAAAGATGGATTAGAGAAGCAATAGAAGACCACCCCGAACCATTCTCGGCAAAAGAAATACGAGAGAAGGTTCTTTCGGGTAGAAGAAACAGCCACTACATAACAAACGAATATTCGGTTGGTTGGTATTTGCGACAAATTTGTTTTAAAGAAAAAAAGAGAAATGGAAATATATATTGGAGGAAAGAAAATGAAGACTAAATATGTAACAGTGAAAGTATCGTATGATACAGAAGATACTTGGGAGATTACTTTACAAGAAGTAAAGGAAATACTTCAAATGATGAATAACTTATCAAGAAATGCTACTATCGTTAGCACTGAACAAGGAGTGAATATAAATGATGATGGACAAGACTAATGAGTTATTAGAAGAATTGCTGGCTATGATAGCAAAGAGTAATAAGATATTGATGATGGTAAATATCGTAAACATAGCAACCATTATAACAATAGTAACGGTGATATTATGAATGATAAAGATAGAATGGAAAAATTAGAAAAGAAAGTGAAAATGCTAGAAGGAGAAGTAGATGCGATGTATAAAGAAAACATACGCCTACGGCAAATGTACAAAGCAATTCAAGAACTACAAGAAATGCACGAAGCACCCGCTAGTAAATTAACTTATTACTTGGGGTGATATTATGTTTAAATTAATTATAAAATTATACAAGGCAAGAAAGGAATACCTTTGGGAATTAGAGCGAAGAGAACTTCTATTTTTATGTGGTCTTCCTCTTGATTACGAACCGGAAGAAACAAAAAATATATGGGAGACACCGGAATGAAAGTAGTATATGGACATACAGATTCAATCTATGTTCAAATAGATTCAGTAGAGAAAGCACAAGTAGCAATTAAAGAGATTGAGACTTATGTAAGAGAATTCTTTCCTAATGTAATGGGTTTAGAAGAACATCCTGTTTCGCTTGAGTTTGAGAAGTATTTCTCCGCTTTAGGAGTAGGAACAACAATGAATAGAAATGCAGGTATGATTACTTGGGATGATGGAGAATATTTAAAGACTCCTAAGTTTACAATGACAGGTTTTATTGCTAAGAGAATTAATGAAACTCCTATTAATAAAGAGATTCAAACCACTGTTTTGACTATGTGGGTTCAAGAAAAATCTCTATCAGAAATTAATAAGTATCTTTTCGATACCTTTAATTCTGTAACAAATGGAAAAATACCAATTGCTTCTGTAATTAAAAGAAGTAGATTGAGAAAAGATAGATTGGCTGTAAAGTGCAGCGAGTGTAATTTAAAGCACAACTTGGTTGATTGTTTAGACATCCAATGGTGTAAGAAGTGCGGAACAGAAACAAAAAACTTCATTACAATTACCGGCAAAAGACCGAGCATTGGTTCGGGTATTGCAGGACTATTGTATGCAAAGCAAAAACTAAACAAGACCTTTGATGATAATTATTTATTCTTGAAGGTCAAGCATAACGATACCTTTATCAACCCACTTACTAAGGAGGTAAGAGTAGTAGATTTTGTCTCCGGCACTATCTACGAAGACTTCGATAACTACACACCCGATTGGGAACACTACGCAGAACAGGTATTAAAGAAGGCTCAACCCGTTTACAAAGCAATGGATTGGGACTTATCAAGTATAAGAACAGGAAGAATACAGAAAAAATTGGAGGAATGGTTTTAATGAATGATGATGAGAAATATAATGCGGTGATTTCCGCTATGGATGAATTTACCTATGACTGGAAGCCGGAGAATTATGATGACCCGTCTAAACCTATCTTAAAAATAACCAAGTCTTCTCTTGGTTCTTTTGATTGGTGCAATAAAAAGTATGACTTTTCTTATAGACAACGCCTCCCTCAAGACCAAAGCGAGGCTATGCGTAAAGGAACAGTGCTTCACAATCATAGAGAAGACTATTTCAATACCTTCGATGTGAAGAAGGCTGAAAATATGACCGTTGATGAGGTAGATGAATACATTACTGGAATTACACCCATTGATGAATACTATGATATTTCACTAACAATAGCATCGTTTGAGAAAAATCGTTTTATTCAGGCTAGAACAGAAAATAAGATTGAAGAGTATATGCCTGTCTGTAATGAAGGTAAGTTTGATGCAGAAATAACTATCCCTATGGGGCCATATAAGGGTGATGCGTCACTTAATTATGAATCGTTCACATTAAAACGGGAATATAAAATCCACATTCAAGGAATCATTGATAGAATCTTTATGGAAGACGGAGGTTATGTTCCTTTTGAATTTAAAACAGGGCCGTGGAAAGATTACAAGGCTGGCAGTATGCGTAAAGAAATGGCCTTTTATCAATTACTTATTGAAAATGCTGATGATGAAGTGCTGATTAAAAACGGACTTCAGCCTAATGTTCCTGTTACACACTGGGGTTGGTATTATCCTGTATCAAACTATGTGTTTGCTCAACCTGTTAAAACTAGGTCAATGACTTCGGTTATGTATAGTATAGCAAAACTCATTAGGGCTTATGAAGAGAACCAATTCCCAACAAAGTTCTACTACAAGACTTGTTCTTTCTGTAGTTTTTTTGGTATTTGTGATGCGGCTCAAGAAGATACATGGGTTTGATACTATGAATGAAATGCAAAATATTGCTCTTGATGCAATAACAATTCTTTCACATTTGGGTAAGTATGATGAAGAAGTGATGGGATATGCTAGAATGTTATTAAGTAGATATGAAGGTGTTGTGAATGGATAACGAATCAATTAAACTTAAAGTATTAGCGAGGGCTTGGACATTTTCAGAAATATCCAACCTAAAAAGAACAATAGACATTCTTTGTAATGAATTATACAGTGAGTCTAAGTTAAGTGAAAGGTTTGATTTGATTAGAGAAATAAAAATAAATGAAGGATTCGTAGGGCATACTTTTGAAGATGTCATGCGAGAAGCAATTAAAACAAGATTAGCCGGAGAGATAGCAGGAGTAATAAGAATCATGTTGGATTCGGCAACAGTAGAATTTGGAGGAAATAAAAATGAAATATCCGAGAGCAGTATGGGCGGGGAGCCACATAAAGAACGCACCACAATGGAAGAGAAAGATAGTATTGTCGAGGAATAAGTATGTTGAGTTTGTTAATGCTCAAAACAACAGAACCAATGTATATACAACTGTATATGACTTTGAACACTTTTCCGAAACAGCACAGATAGATTCTTCTGTTATTAGAGATAGAGTGTTTTTAGACTTTGACGCACATGATGATAATTTAGATATTGCGTGGCGTGATGTAAAAGAAGTGATGAATTTGATTATTGAAAACAACTATGAGCATACTCTCTTCTTTTCAGGAAGAGGTTTTCATATGTTTGTTTTTGGTGAAGTAACAGAAGACACCAGAAACATACAAAGTTTCTTTAGGGAAATAAAAGAATACCTTATTTCAAAAGTAGGTAAAGTAATTACTCTTGATGATAGGGTAGGACAAATAACTAGATTGCGCCGTGTGCCAAATACAGTAAATATGTCTTCTTCCGATGAGAACAATAATCCTTATTATTGCATACCTTTGATTGAAGAAGACCTTTCAAAGCCATTGTCTTCTATTCTTTCCTTAGCATCCAAACCACGCCTTATTCCCTTCCGAAAGGGCGGTAAAATCAAGGTCAAGTTTCCCGATGCGCCCCCCATTGAAGAGGTAGGAGGTGAGGTTTCTGTGCCGGAATATACTGGTAAATTGCCATTACTGCCTTGTTTACATAATGCAGTAATGACGGAGAATCCCTCGCATATGTCAAGAGCATACCTTGTTGCTTGGTATAGAGACTTATTGACAGGTAGAAGAAATTTAGTAACAAGAGAAGATAAAGAGAAAGTATTAGAACTTATTGTAGAAGAAATAAAAAACTTAGTAGAAAACAACGAAGGAATTTGGCTAGACTGGAATGAAAACGAAACAAGGAAACATGCACGATTTACAGTATTTGGTAATTACAAAACACCATTCTGTAAGACTGTACTAATCCCCGAAGGGTATTGCGTGGGGAAGTGTTGGCGATACCCAACCTTTTTAGATAAGGAGGACTAATATGTTAATTATAGATAGTAGAGAAAAAGAAGGCTCTAAACTAGTTAAACTAGTAGAGAGTAAAGCGAAAGCCCTTAATATTCAAACAGAAAAGAAGTGGCTTGAAATAGGAGATTATGTGTTTGATGATGTTTGTTTTGAAGCAAAATCAA